TGGGGAAGCGGTACTTGCGGAGTTCCGGCGTGACGAACTTGAAGTCGGGAGGAGTCGCGTCAACAGACACGGGGCCGCGATGGATAAGGGCTTGCGAGCAGTTACCAATCGCTGACATGGCACTGTTGGCCGCCAGCGGATTGATCCCGCCGTCGATAAGTGCCTGCTCTAGGCGAACCGCCTGCTTGGTAAGCATGTCAGGCTCCCGGCGTTCCGAAGACGTCTACCGAGTGAATCTCGATGGGCCCGGTCGTAGAACGCTCTGCCGACAGTTCGATGGCTACATGGCGGTCGTTGCCCTGTATGTCATCGACGGTGTGCGAAGAGAACAGAGCACGACACACGCCGGTAGAGATGCGGTCGGGCAGCAGGCCAGCGTCCATGTCGAGCGTGACGCACGGCTCTTGCGTCTGGTACACGACGCCCGTCCCGCGATCTCTCGCCGCTACATTGACTCGCGGGTGAGGCGAGTTGTTGTAGTACATGCGGAGTTTCATCAGGCTCGGGCCAGCGGTGGGGGTGAACAGCAGGCCGACGTTGCGGTTCTTGTCTGCCATCTCCACAGGCAAGGAGTCGTGCGGGTACTCCATGTTCCCTGACTTGAACCAGCACGGGATCGGGGCGGAGTTATTGTCCCCAACCGTGCAGGTGGCCGTTGCCCGTACGCCACCAGCGGGCGGAGGGTCAATGCTTACGCTTGCCGTCGTATAGCCGTAGCCGCCGTACCGCAGGTACACGCCAAGCAGCGTGCCGTCGCCAGAGATGGCGGCTTCGGCCACAGCCCCATCGCCGTTGCCAGAGATAGTCACCTGTGGCGTCTTGGTGTAGCCCTTGCCGGGATTCGTGAGGGTGATGGTTTGGATCGAGTCGCACTCGACGTCTTTGTCGCCAGAGTTGACCTCGTACAACTTCCCTTCCGGCCCGCCGTAGATGCAGCGGCTCACGCCAGCCGCGTCCCGAACTGTGGCGGAGCCCACGAGCGCGGCCGGGTACCGCTCCTCCCACCACCCCTGCGCGTCGAACGAGTAGCAGAGCATCCGGGTGGGGTACTTGCCGGGCCCGTCCCCCTTGAACCGCACCGCCACTCGGAGGCACCGTGTCTTGCGGTCGGCCGTCACTGAGAACCAGTCGTCCTGTGCGAAGTCGATCTTGTCGTCGAAGAGGCTGCGGATGCCGAGCGATAGCGGCTGGACTTGCCCGCTCGCATCCATCGCGTACACCCCCTGCGTGTCCATGCAGTAGACGAGACCCTCGAACTCATCCCAGCACCGCTGATTCAAGCACCCGCGATACGCTGCGATCTGGACGTTGGCGTCGATGATGGGCTGCGAGACGTAGGACAGGCGGTAAGCGTGCCGCGTCTGCATTACCCCGAGCGAGGAGCCGTACGGGATCAGGGCCGTGATGTGGTCGTGACCCTTGACGTTCGTCTGGATGTTGATCTGGTTGATGTCTGGGCAGGACTCGGGCTCGTTGTACTCCGAGAACTTGAGCCGGTTCGGACTGTTGCCGCCCGTGTCTACAGCCATCCACAGGCGGTCTTGAAACATCACCGCCACCGTCTTGTTCTTCGGTGGCACGCCAAAGCGATTCGCGTTGAGTTCGCCGTTTGGCAGTAGGACGGGCATGGCGGCGTAACCGGCCCGGTCGTAGTCGGTGAGTTGCTGGTCGGAGAGTTTGTCGGTGAACGAGGTCACGCCGCTGGCTACGCGATAGACCGTGTACGCCTGATCGCTCGTTGTGCGCCAGAGTTCGACCTTGAGTGGTCGTTGCGTGGCACTCGCTGGCGGCGGTGCAGCCACGACCCATGTCAACTGCTCGGCCCCCTCTCCAGTGTCGATGGTCGTTACGGGGGAGAGGCTGGAGCAGATAGGCCCGCCACGATCCTCCGGGGTGTCGTCAACGTAGCGGTAGTAGCAGTCGTACTTGCCTCGAATGTGAGGTCGGATAATGGCGACCGCTTTCGCGCCGCCGACGGGCACGCTGAGTTTCGGAGGGGAGGCGTACGAGCCACCCTTGAGGACGCTGACGGCCGTGATCTTGCCGTCCTTGACTGTGGTTTCGAGAACCGCGCCGTAGCCGCTGGCGTCGTCTACCTGAATGAAGGGCGGAATAGTGAACCCAGTGCCACCATCGTCTACCTTGACGCTCTTGATCGCGTAGGTGGGGGCAGTGTCATCTCCAGCCCCAATGGTGGACTCGTTGGAGTAGAAGGCGATCCGCAGCGCAGAGGAGCCGCCACACTCGCCGGGCTTGTCGCCAGCAGCCAGCCTGCCCGGAGCGTGTATCTCGTACGCAACGTCTTTGTCGTACGGGCCGCCGCCGTCGTTGCCATACACCAGCCCGCCGCCGGGCCTGCCCTGAACCGTGACGAACTGCGTGGTCTTCAGTATCTCAATGCTGGAGGGCGAGCCTGCCGGGTAAAGTGCTGTAACGCCGGGCGGATACCCCGCCGGGCCGTCAACGGATCGCGTACCGAAGGTGAGAAGAACTCGTGCCGCACTCGTGCTGCCCGCCACCTGCACCAAGAACTGAATGCTGCTGCCGCGCAAGCCCACATACGACCACAGGCTCCCGTTTATGTCGGGGTAGTCGAACCAACTGTTTTGGATGAGGTTCCCCATGCCGGGAACAAGGAGTTGAGTCCCAACCCCGCTGGTGATCACCGCAGGCAAGCAGACGTACGGGGATGGCCGAGCCGTCACTCGCCACTTCCCGATGGCCGTCGGCGTGCCTGTTGACGGCGCGGGTGTAGTCGGGTCAGGCGTGTCGCCGTCCAGTACTGCCGTGAGCGCGCCGAACTTGGAGTGCTGGTCTCCCAGTATCACGGTCGGCGTGGACTCATAGCCCTCGCCGTACTCCAGCATGGAGAAGTCGCCCACCGCGTTGCCTGTGAGGAAGGCGCGGGCCTTCGCAACCTTGTCGGGACTGCCGCCGTCTATCGTCACCTTCGGGGCAGAGGTGTAGTAGTTGCCCCCTTCGATAACGTCGATGCGGGCGACGTAACTCTTGGGCTTATTGCCAGACGGCGTGACAGACGGCTTCGAGGTGGGGGCGTCGATGCCCATGTCAACCGCCTCCGCATTCGTCAGGTCAATGCGTGACGGGCGGATGCCGTTGCCCTGAAACAGGTAGCCGTATTTGTTCGGGCCTACCGCCAGCGTGGCCGGAGTGCTCTTTGCGATGGTACGGAGAAGCATCGCATCCTCGCTACGCTACGGCCGGAATGAGGTACAGATTGCCGCTGACGTCCAGCGTCAGGACGGTGTCGGGCTTGCCGACGCCACCGGAGATCACCCACATCTGTTCGACCAAGCCTGTGCCGCCAGCGTTGTTGGGATCGCCCATCAGCCGCATGCCGCCGCGACTGGTGAGTTGGCCGGGCTTCGACAACATGAAGTTGACTTGTTGCTGCGCACCACCCGGAGGCACAGCGTAGGGCGAGGCTTGGGTTACAAGCCCGCCCCACTTCTGAATCCGCTGCATCAGGCTGCCTCCCACTTCGCGTTCTTGGAAAGGTTTTCAGCGGCCCACAACGGCTGGCAGTTGGTGTAGTGGAACGCGGCCTTCTGCTGCGCCGGGTCTGCGAGATCGAATGAGGCGAGGGGCCGAATGTGATCAACGTGCCAGCCGTCGAGGGTGTAGTTGTCCCACGACATGCCGGGCTTCCACTGCGATTCGATGTGGGCCCGAAACTCGATGAGCGTGCATCCGACCAGTTCTTCGGTCTTCGCAGACTTGGCGGCCCCCCTCGCGAGACGCTTCAGTGCCTTGTGAATCTGGTTTCGCTGCAACTGACAGAACCACGCCACAGGATCGTTCCGCAGTTTGGCTCTCTTGCGCCGACCGGTCGCCTTCACACTCTCTGGGTTGCTCTTCTCCCACTCCCGCTTCGCTTCGAGCGTGGCCTGCGGATCGGCCTCGTATCGCTCGCGGGCGCGCTTTCGCATCCGCGACTTCTCTTCCTCGTGATTGCGGTAGTAGTACGCAAGCCGCGTTGCCTTTCGTGCAGCCGCAGCCTCTTCCTTCGTCGCATACTTCTTTGCAGGCATGGGTGTCCCTCCGTACACCCACTATAGCGCGAGTGTGCCGATTGCGCCAGTCATTGTCACGCGCCCTGATCCGGCCCAAGAGCCGTGTAACTTCCGGCGTACTGCGTCGTGACGGCGTCAGGAACACGGTCGTACGGTGCGCGACGGCCGGAGATGGGGGCGATAACGTCAGACTCCATGCTCAACTTCAGGTCGCGCTGGTAGAGACCGAGAGCGGCGTTGATGTCTTTGCCGGTCATCCTCGCCATCCACAACTCCGCGCCGGTAAGGATTGCCGTGAACATACCCGGAGACACATCGAGGTAGTCGCTGATCACATACCGGCACTGTTCGGTGAAGTTACCGATGCTGGTATCGAGCGTCAGGGAAGTCGCCGAGCCGCGCGCTGTGATGCGGGCCTGACCCTGATACGGATAGAACCCGGAGAGCGGCTCCGGGTAGTTGCCCGGCGTTCCAATGCGGAAGATCGAACCGACACAGCGGGCCGGGAAGTTCGTGGTGATTCCCGTCACGGCCGTGCCATTGACCGTAGCGAAGCCAGTCCTCACGGACGTCTCGTAACCCATAAGAGTCAGGGGCTTGGGAGACCGTCTGTATGTGTACTGGATGGTCGTGTTCGCCGGGAAGCGGCCTGCAATACAAAGTTCCCATCGGTCGAACAGCAGCGGGTCTGTGCTCTTTCGCACCGTCCAGAACGTCGCCTCACCCAAAGTGAGTTGGCTCTGCTCAAGCCGCAGCCACTCGGCCGGGCTGATGTACGAAGTCACCGTCGTGCGGTCGGGAAGCACAATCGCGTCTACGTTTTTGCAGTCCTCTGGGAGGACGTAAGTGTTGTCGTTTGGCACGACGTTGATCGTGCCGGTGGTGACATGCCACAACCAGTCACGAGCGTTGCACACATCCCGGTACGAGTGATGAACGGAGGCGCGGATGACGCGGTGCTCCTGATCCTGCGATCCGCCACCAGCGGACTGCATGAGGTATTCGATGGCATCGTGGGCGCAGTAGTGCATGGTCGTCTCCTAGAATCTGGTCTGTGTGTTACTTGTGCTTTGCGCCAGCGATCTTGTCCTTCGCAAACTGGATCACCTCTGGCGTCCAGTGCTGGGCAGCCATGTCCTTGACTGCTTGTGGGGCGTTATCGGGCAGCGGGCGAGCGGGCGAGTAGTTGCAGGCCCATAGGGTGCCGCCACGATCCTCGATCACGCCGATGGTCATGTTCTTCTGGAGGGTGACTCTCATCCGAGCCTCGCGTCGTCTGTGATGTAGGTGAGGGTGAAAAACATCCGCTCGCCGTAGCCCTTTGTCATCTTGAGAAGAATCTCGTTTGGCTGCTGTCCAGTAGCCACAACCCAACCTACAACGCCTTCTGTAGTACCGACCAACGGCGCGGCGAACAGTCCGGTACTGCTACTTGTCGGAGAGAAAAACTCCGCTATCGAAAACGGAAGGTTGCCCAACACGCCACTCGTATCGCCGGACACGTCATTGAGTTGATACATAACCGTGACGGTCACCACATCACCGATGCGCGTCCAGTAGCCCTCTGGGTACTCAATCGCGGTAGCGGGATTGAGCGAGATTGGCGTCCACTCGCCGCTGAACTGAACATCGCCCTGTGGCTCCCGATACATGAGCAGCCCATCGCTGCCCAACGTGAGGGCGTTGCCAGCGTCAGCACTGGGCGTAGACGGGCCGGGCGGCCCCTTGAGGGACTGCCACCCGGCTCCGTCGTAAATCTTGACGTCCTTCAATGGACTACTCCTCGATCCAGAAGTCACCGATGGCTGCGGTGGCAGGCTGCGTCGGGCTCTTGGTCACAGCGACCGAGCGGCCGTCAGCACCGGGAGCCCCATCGGCACCGGCGTCGCCCTTGTCGCCCTTTTCGCCAGCCGCAGCAGCGGCACCGTCAGCACCCTTTGAGGCGATGAGTTGCCACGATGCGGGCTCGGCGTCGGGCGTGACGCCCGTGCTACTCGGGTTGGCGATCTGGACGTAGGACGATCCGAGATACGTCACGACGTCGTAGTTGTCGTAGTCGGGGCCAGCGACGAACTCGCCCTTGTAGGTGAACCCTTGACCGTCGGCACCGGGAGCCCCGTCAGCACCCGCCGCACCGTCAGCACCCTTCGTGGCGAGGGGAGCCCACGCAGTCGTGTCGGTGATGTCCTCGTCGCCGAACCCAGCGATCATGATGTAGGTGGTGCCTTGATAGGTCACCACATCGTTGACGGCATATGCACTGCCGTCCCACTCACCCCGAAAGGTGAAGCCAACGCCATCGGCACCCGGAGCCCCGTCAGCACCAGCCTGACCGTCTTGGCCCGGAGCACCATCGGCACCGTCCGCACCGTCCTTGCCCGCCGGGCCGCGAATGCTGCCGACGTTCACCCACGAGGTGCCGTCCCACACGAGGCCCTCGCCGGGATTCGTGCCAGCAGGGAAGCCAGCCGGAACCGGATCGGCAACGATCCACATGTCGCCAACGTCAGGGGTAGCGGACGGTGGGTAGACAGAGGCAGTGCCCTTGATGTCTACGCCGGAGCCGTCCTTGCCGTCCTTGCCGTCCGCGCCCGGAGGCCCGACGATGGAGACCCACGCTGTGCCGTCAAAGATGCTGACGTTCTTTGCCATTGCTATCTGCCTCTAGGTGTTACTGATCCACACGGTTCCCGGCTTCGCACTTGCGGGCTGGGTGTTCTGCACTAGGACTTCCACTGACTCGCCAGCGTCGCCCTTATCGCCTTTGTCGCCCTTGTCGCCTTTGGGGCCGGGCGTGCCTCCACCGCTCCCAGTGGTTATGGGCTTCCACGAGTCGGTATCGACGTCGAAGTAGTAAATGACTGCCATGTCAGTACGCCGCCTTCCAGCGGATGCCCGAGAATGTCGCCTCGCTTGATCGTGCGCCGGGACTAACTTTGATGTCACGATTGTTCTGATGAATCGTGCAGAACCCGTAGGTGACAGCAGTGCCAACAAGCCGCATGGCGAGGGGGAACTTCGATTCAAGTTCTGCAAGCGGGAACTGTGGCGGCAGTCGCAGCGGCACCCACTCGCCGATGCCCGCACCAAACGACAGAGTCCCCTTGAGTTCGATGAAGCCCCCAATCATCCTCGCCTGAATCTCGGTAGAAACAGACTCCTTCGCCCCATCCATGCGCACCATCCATGTCCAATCAATGTCGGGCGGAGGAGGCTTCGTGCCACCGACGAGCATTAACTTCACCGCGTCAAGGACGGACTTCTTGAAGTCGGCCAACGCTGGATCGTTGATCGTCGGCGAGCCAAGCGGACTGATCGCGGTCAGTTTGTCATCGACCTGCTTGCGCGAGTACAGCATCAACGCCATCTGGTTGTCGAAGTCGGCCTTGCTGAACGCTTGGTCGATCCGCATGAAGCGGTCGTCGGTCTGCTTCTGCGTGTATACGTCGGTCTTGAGGGGGTAGCGGAAGTCCGCTTCAGCCCGCGTGTAGATCGAATCAAAGATTGTCTGTACTTGGTTACGGAGAAGGTCGAGGGCTTCGAGCCTGCCGTACCGGGTGTCGGCGGTTGCGAGCGTGACGTACGGGGCGAGGTCAATGACCGGAGCGGCCTTGCTCTCCAGCGTCTCGATGCGTGGCAGGAGGGCGTTTAGCGGTTCGAGGTCGGACTTGTAGACGAGGAACTCGTTGTTGAGTCCGACGTTCAGAACGAGCCGGGCTCCGTAGCCCTCGCCCGTGTCCGTGTACCCGAGAGCGACAGGTGGCAGCAACGTGTCGCCAAACCCGTAAGCCTGCGACACGACGGTCTTAGCGAGGAACGGCTGCTGATTGTCCTGCTTGGCGGCGTATCGGTCATCTGACTCGACCCGCGTGTAGATCGAGTCGAACACCGCCTGCAACTGCGTCGTGATCAGCGTCGTGGTCGAGAGCGGGGCGAACTTCCCGTCTACTTCCACCTTCGTGTAGGTGACGGCTTGGTCGGCCTTGAGGTCGATCTTCACCTGCAACTGCCGTGCGGTCTCGGTGACGGCGAACAGGACTTGGTTCTGCACGGCATCGAGGTCGAGGGCACCCTCATCACGGCACACCTTGATCGCGGCGTCAGTCTCTGGCTTGGTGTAGTACACCGACAGGTCTGTGGCCGGGATGGCCGCAATGGCGGCATCGACGTACTCGGTCTTGGCGTAGTCCTCAAGACCAGCCGGTGACGCGACTATCTCTTCCCACTTCCCGTTGTTGTAGACGTTGAGAGTTTTCATGCTAATAGGCGTAGGCTTGAGCCCCCGTCAGTTCGGTACCGGTGATCTTGCCGTCCCCGACCACGCCGACGCCGCCGTCCGCGTAGAACCGAACGAACACGCGGCGGTAAGACACGCCAGTGTCGTAGCCGAATGCCACGACGGTTTGGTCGCGGGGTGGCTTCGGGAAGTTCGCGGGCAGTCGCTGCGCTACCGTGAACGTGCCTGTGGCGGTGACGGTGAGGGTCAGTTCTCCACGCAGTTGGATCATTCCGTTCAGGACACGGGCCTCGATCAGGCCAGAGCCCGCGACCTTCACGCATGGAGTCCAGTCGATGTCGGCCGGTACGGTCTTGCCGCCAGCCATCACATTGCGAACCTCGTCAATGACGCTCTTCCGCATCGCGGCGAGGGAGTCGTCGGAAAGGCGGAGCGTGGAGAGTTGGCGGGTCGTGAGGTTGACTGTTGCAGGTGACAACCACAGGTCGCCGTCCTTGAGGTCGCCAGCCGGAGCGGTGGGGCTCTCGTATACGGCAGGTCGCTCGCCGCCTGCACCAGTGGGAATGTTGAACAGGTCAACCATTCCGACAGGGGCGAAGGGCTTGTCGAGTTCATCGGATGCAAGCCGCATCAGCCGACCGCCGTCGTCCTGCGTCAGCGTCGATGGGTTCTGTGGCGTCGGCAGGCCAGCCTCTGACTTGACGATCTTCGTGACCGAGCGGACTGGGCCGTTCATCACGATGGTGGTCTGGTACTCCTGTCGCTTGATGGCGACGAGGGCACCGGAAGCGTCGAAGTAGTGCAGGCCGTCGGCGTAGTCCTTGAAGGCGTCTTCGAGGGCGGAGGGCGTTGCGGCAGTCGGCTGTGGCGTCGCGCCCGCATGGCCGGTGATCGGCTGTGTCGGGAACAGGTCGGTCACATCGGCAAGGGCCGTATCGACGTACTCGGTCGTGGCGTACGCCGACAGGTCAACGTCACCTGTTGCAGCGTTTGCAACAAGTGCATCGACCTCCAAGTCGGTGTAGTACCCGACCAGCCCCTTCGTGTAGGCCCACGAGGAGGTGGAGTCAGTCCGCGTCGGTAGTGCGCGATCAGGTGCTGGCATCAGACGTCACAGATGGGAATGAGGTACTTCTTGCCACCAATCACAACCGGGATGGCCCCAGTGATGAGAGGCTGATGGAAGGTCTGGCCGTCAGCAGACAGGCCAATGGGAGTGCCGTCGGCTTGCTCAATGATCGGGTCTTCCACGACGGTGATCGGGCTGGAAGCGGTGAACTCGCTGGTGCCAGTTCCAGTCCCGGTGGAGTCCCCAGTGGGGTCAATCCAGATGGCATCCACGCCGGGAGGGGCGGGCGCAACATCCGACACGAAGACCTGCGGCTCCGACGAACCGCCGACGCCCGCAAGGGGAGCCCATGCGGTGCCGTTCCAAACGCGGAGTTCAACTGCGTCAGCCATCAGGTAATCCTCACTGACGCACCGTCGAAGTACACCGTGTCGCAGCCGCCGCACGCGACACTGAGCCAGCCGTTCGTCCGCACGTTCACCGTGCCGAGTACTGGGACTGTCGCGGTCGGGGAAGTGCGGCCAGTGATGAACGCCCGAGTGCCCACGCTCGGACGAGCGAAGGCGGGGGGGAGTTGGAGGTAGGCAAGTCCACCCTGCGAAGCCTGCGTGGTCTGGCCCGCCGCCATCTCGAAGGAGCCCCTGAGGTAGAGGACGCCATTCAACTGAATGGCCTCGACTGTCGAGGTCTGGGGGCCGGGCTGGATGGCGGCAATGATCGGACAGGGCGTCCAAGTCGTGATGTCCGGTGGCGGAACCACCCCACCGTTCAGCGTCTTGCGAATGTCGGGGAGAATGGCCGCTGCAATGGCCGCAGTGTCAACGGCCTCGCCAGCGGGGAGTGCTGCGAGTTTGGCGTCGATCTCTGACTGCACTTGAGCGAGCGTGATCCCCTTGCTGGCCGGAGCACTGGCCGCATCAACAGGCTTGGCCCAGATGGTCGGCAGGGCGGGGTCGCCCGGAGGGGAGGGCGGCTGCGTGTCGGATACCACTACGGGCTCGGCGAAGTACCAGCCACTCGCAGGGTCTAGGTCTGCCCGAAGGTAGCCCTGCTGAGTCGGCGTCGGAAGTTCGTAGCCGGGAGCACCGCCAGCACGAATCGGGCCACCGGAGCCGTAGAGCAGCGTCCCGAAGACGGCGGAGGTCGAACTCAACCAACCCGCACCGCCGCCGAAGTCGCCAAGATCGCCGGGCCCCGTAATGTCCACGCGAGTGAACAGAACCGGCTGGGACTGGAACGCAGCCTTGAGAGCCATCTCCTCCGACCACTGCTGGATCGGAAGGTTGGGCGAGGCAGTGAGGCCGGTGATCGGGCCAGTGGCAGTCGTGTCAACCGTGCCGCTTGGCATCGAGGCAGTGGCGAGATCGACAATGCTCTTGACGGTGACGCGCTGCGTGGTGGTGCCGTTCACGACCGGCACGATGCTGGTCGCTGTGGCTACCCCGGTCGGCAGTGCTGTGATCTTGACGTCGGCCATTACTGCTGCTGTTCAGTTCGGAGTTTGTCGCCCCGCTCGGTGTTCAGTACTTCGCCGGTCTCGGCGAGGATTCGATAGGTGACGATGTCCGGGGGTGGAGGCGGGACGTACCCACCCTTGGTTCGGTCTTGGCATGGGGCAAGGAAGCGATCCACGGCTCACCCCTTGACCATCAGAGTTCCCTTGACGTCGGCACCCCGGACTACGATGTACGTTGCGGCGTAGATGGCGTGGGGCAACTCGTAAGCCTTACCGTCAGCCACCGCGAGAGTTGCGGGCTGGGCCTCCTGATTGAGCAGGGGGGCGGGCTCGTCGCCGGGCTTGGCGACACAGCACAGTTCGAGCGTGCCAGCACCTTCCTCGACGAGCAGGATGGCACCAGAGCAGGCGGAGAACTGCACGAGCGTGCCGGAGCCGTCGGCCTTGAAGTCGACGGGGTACGATCCGCCTCCGCGCTCAACCTTACCGGGCATGGGACTTCTCCTGCTTGTGTGCAGGTGTTATGGCCCCGGCTGCGGCGGTCGCGTCAGGACTTCTTATTCCAGTGCGGGGTGTGGGTTTCCCTGATCCGACGCTCTGCCGCCCGTAGGGTGGTGCCCGGATTTTCCCGCACCTCCTTCTTGGCGAGTTCCCTGACCAGTCGTGGATTCAACCCATTTGCCCGCTTGGGCGGGGCAACGCCCTCCGGCGGCTGATAACTGATCTGCCCCCGGAGTTCCAACTTCCGCTTCTTGGCGACCCGGAGGACGTCCTCGCGGTCGGAGACCCACGCCTCGGCATCCAAGTGACACCGCTTATCAGCGATCCCACTCATGTAAAACTTGCCCTCGGTGCTGATCCCGGCGGCCTTGGCCTCCTTGAGCATCCACTTGGCCTGCTTGGTCGGCAGCCCATCGAGCCACTCGCCGTTCTTCCGGCCCTTCATCCACGAGTCGTTCGTGCCGTGGACTGCCGGTGCGGCTTGGAGCGCGCACATCTCCGCCCAGCGGGGCGTCTGGCCGTCAGAGATCATCTTCCGGTAGTGCCGCTGCACTTCCGCACTAGCGTTCGAGATGTCGGGCGGAAGATCGATGTCAACCATTCGGGACTCCTTCAGGCGAGGCCACCCCCGCGCCGCTGCCTTCTTCTTGAGAAGCGTTACCCCCGGCGGGGGGAGGGAGACCCGGTTCTCCGGGGGGAGGCATTGGCGGCGGCGGGGGTGGCGGTGGAAGTAGGAACGGAGTGGGATCGAGGTCGTTTGCCTTCGCCCATTCGGTGAGCAAGGCGTTCATGGGGCCGACTACGCCAGCAGCGACAAGGGGCTGGAGCAGCGGGGCGAGCGTCTGGAACGCCATGCCCATGCGGTCTTGCGAAGCCTGCTTGTCTAGCCGCCGAGCCGAGCCGCTCTCGATGGAGTACTCGAACTCGCGCGTGATGGCGGAGAAGTCCATGCCGTCCTTGGGGGACATGTGCATGGCCCACGCCTCTGCCCCAAGCGGGCCGAGCACCGGGGCGACGTCCTTGGGTTGCAGGAGCCACCGGGAGGCCATCGCCTCCTTGCGCGCAACGAGCGACATGAAGTGCTCGAAGTTCGAGGCCATGTCGTCTGGCCGAATAGAGAGGTTCGACTGCTTGATCGACGCCTCGCTGGCCGATCGCATTTGATTCCGCGAGGAGCCGTACACGAGTTCCGTGAGGCCGACGCGCTTGTCGAACTGCTCCCCGACGGCAGCCAAAATTTCCCACATGTCCCGAGTCACGCCCGGCGTCTGGAACACGGAGATGATGTCGTTCACTGATCGGCCAAGCGACTCGCTGACCTCGATCAGTTTGAAGCCGTTCTCGGATGGGGCGAGTATCTGATCCTTGAGGTCTGTATCCGCCGCCTTCGAGACGCCGATCATCGTCTCGCACGAGACGGCAATGCGGGTCATCAGGAAACTCATTCCCCAATTCAGGAAGCGAAGTTCTCCGATGCCCGGCCGGATGTGAGACACGGGCCAGAGCGAGTTTGGCTTGCGGTGAGGAGCCCACATCGTGAACGGCCACCCGCCATTGTCGGCCCACAGCGGAATGGGCCATGACGCCCGGACTCGCAGCGACTGCGGCAGGCCGTCCTGATCCAGTTCCTCGTCCATCACAGACGGCGGGACGTTGAGCGGGAAGTCCACGCCCTCTGCCACAACGATGTATGCGTTGTCGCCTAGCGGGTCGAACGTGCCACGGTCTTCCTTCTTGGCGTCCTTCAGCCGGTCGCCGAACCCGCACTTGCTCCAAATCTTCCAGAACTGCACGAGGTCGTTTGTCTTGCCGGTGCGCTTCTTGCCCGGCCGCCCGTCGCCGTAGCGATCGTCGGTGTGCTTGGAGGTGGACTCGTACGATTCGAGGTTCGGCTTGAGGTCGGCCCGCGAGAGGCCGAACATGCGGCAGACCTGATCAATCGGGAGCGTGCATCGCTTGGCGCACCAGTTGATCTCCTCGATGACCTGCGCATCCGGATCGAGCAGGAGGTTGTCGATCGAGTCGAAGAATGAGCCGATGACGAGCGTGGGCTCTGCGGGCGGCACGTTGGGCTGCTCGACCGCCTCTGTCCACAGGACGCCGCCGCCCTTGATGATCCCCTCGTCGACAACCTGCCTGCCATGCGAGATGAGGTTGTTCTCGACGGGCGTCCAGTTGAGGTAGGTCTCAAGGAGTTCGGCCTGCATCTCCTTGGCTTGGTCAGCCATGCCGATGGCCTGCGACGCCTGCATGAAACGCATCACGCCTTCGTCGGGCATCGGCTGCCCGGTCATTGGGTCAACCTGATAGGCGTTCGGATCGACTCCCACCATCTCTGGCGGGATCACCGGGAACTTCCGGGGCGTGACCGTGCGCACTGGGTTGCGGTTGTAGATCACCGCGCCAATGAGTTTCACGGCCTCCCACACCCGGTTCACCGTGAGGCGAAACGCGGGCGCGGGAGTTGGCCGTGACATGAGGTTCTGACCCTTGACGCTGTTCTCGAAGAACCAGCGGGGCCCGCCGTCGAAGAAGTGCATGGCCTCGCGGGCGTCCGAGTCGAACGCGGACTTGGCCCGCTTGGCCGCACTGATCTTCTTCAGCCACGCCTGCGCGATGGGCCGGAGTGGGGAGTTGGGGTTGAGCGAGGTCTGCTTCATGTCCTCGCCGTCGCCCTTGTCCTCCATTAAGTCTTCCGCCATCGCGAGCCTCCTGTACGCCTGTTATGGCGTCAGTCCCCCTTCTTGCTGCTTCGGGCCAGAACCTGAACAACCTGCGGCATAAGCGTGTTCAGACGCTTGAGAGCCTCGGTTGCCGGGTGGAACCGCCAGCAGCCCCACTGCCGCCATGCCGTGTTGTCGAGGAGGCCCGGGTCGTCGGCGTGCCGGACGCTGGGCTTCTCCACGAACCCGGTGTCGGGCGAGAAGGTCAGGATGTAGACCGTGTTCACTCCCGGCCTGCGGGAAACCCAGCCGACGCACGGGTCAGATGGGTTCTGCGGGTTGTCGTAGAACAGAACCATGTCACCCAGTTCAACAGTCTGGGTTGGGAATTCACTGCCATTCGAGGCTGCCAACGTAGTCCTCCTTGCTGGTAAGGCTCTCGGATTCCGGCCCTAGATACACGCAGGACGCAGGCCGGTTCTTATTGCGTCGCGCGAGGTAGTCAATTATCCACTTGGGTGTCGTGTCTGTCTCGTCCTTTTTCACCGGGAGGTGGTACCTCGGATTGGACGCGACGATGTACTCAAGGCACTGGCATGCATGCACTTCACCGCGAGTGTTCGGCTCGTCGCTGACAATGGACAAACCGTTCACGAAGTGCGTCTTCTTGCGGTACCGGCGCAACTCCTTCTCAAGGTTCGGGCACGCGCCCCGTAGCACTCGCAGCCTCGGAGTGCCGTCCGTGCGAATGTGCAGTGCGGTGCGAACCGCCGACGTTCGGGCCTGAATGTCGTCGCACCCAGCCAAGAACCCGGCCCCGGTAGTGCGGGAGCGCAGGTTGTAGTTCCGAAGTTGCTCCATGTACTGCTCCACCACCGCCCGGCCAGAGCCGATGTCGGTGATCCGGCCGCCGTGCATGTCGATGATCCACTGGTAGAACGACTGCCCCTCGCACGCCTTGGCGAACCTCTCCCCGAAGATCGAGGCAGAGCACTGCCGGATATACAGTTCGTCGTAGATCAGGATCATGGAGTTGTCGGGCGGGACGGCCGCAAACAGGGCGGCGGTCACGGCGTGCCCCGGGTCAACGGCGACGTAGCGCGTCCAGTCCTCCGGTATGGTCGCGCCATTCGGGAGTGCGCTCCGTTCTAGCCCGTGAATGGACATGGCGAAGTTGGGGTACACCATCACCGAGTCAGTGATGAACTCGCCTTCGGCGCGCATTCGCAGGACGTCTTCGCCCTGTGCTGCCCACCGCTCGATCATCTTCGACTTCTCTTCTCCATCGATCCAAGCGTTATCGAGAAAGCGCAGCGTGAACTTCTTGATGCTGGGATTGGGGTCTCCCGCCTCTGCCGCCCTGTCGGCGCGCTCGGAGAGGCTCATCAGAGACTCCGACCGGGAGTGCGGCATGGCCGACCAGCACAGGCGGCCCTTGCGGTCAGCGAGACGAGCCTGCGCTTCGGCAAGGATGCTGTCGTTCCCGACGTCCTCGTCTAGGTGCAAGCGATCGCAAGAATAGCCCTGCGCAGGCTCGCCTTCAGCGGAGAAGAACTGAATCTTCCAGCCGTTGTGAAGTTCGATGTGGTTGCAGTAGTTGGCAGCCTTGAGCACCCACGAGATGCTCTTGATCATCCGGGGAGGGATCAGCGGTGGCGCAGGCTTGGCGAGGTGCTTCCGCGCGCTGTCCCGTGAGGGGTCATAGGCCCGCCACTTATTCGTCTGCTCGTCCCGAATGATCTTAAACGCCCCTGCCTTCAGGAGGTACGGCACACACACCAGACCGATGTGCGTCCAGTTCCTCCCGATGATGACCAGCATGCCGTCCTTCTCGGGGTACTTGCCGTACGGGTCTTGACCTGTTGCGGCGCGAGCGTCCTCGACGAATGTGCAGAGAGACTTCCCCGATCTGTTGCCGCCGATCACGAGCACTTCCGAGGTGGTGCATGCGTGAACCTCCTCCTGCAACGCCGACGGCGTGTAGAGTTTGAGGGCCTCGATCCGCCGCTCGTTGATCTCCGACTGTAGTTCGCGGAGACGGTCTTGGGCGAACTTACTCGGCTTGGGAGTTGGCCGGGGCAACGGCTGCATGTTCCACCTCCAATGCTGGCCGTGCCGGGAATGACACGCTGGCCGCAGCCTCCACGAGCCTCTGCTCGATCTCGGCGTTGAGTTCTTCCTCCGACCAGAAGGTCAGGGGCTTCTTCGAGCCGCCCTGCTCGGCGTTGGTGGTCACGAGGCGAGTGATGAGTTCGAGCATCTTGGTGCGAGTGGCACTGCCCGGCTTCGCGTCAAAATAGTTCTTCAGCATCATGGAGGAGAATCCGGCGGTGCCGCCGAAGTACTCCATGAGGTTCTCAAGCAACTCGGCCGAGTGCGGCACGGTTGCTCCACCTTGGCGGGCTTGAGAGATCAGCGTGTCAACCGCCTTGCTCTCGATCTTGCCCATCTTGCGGGCGCGGTACTCTTCCTTCTGAAGAGCCGCCATCTTCCGCCGCTTGGCGACGCAAGCCAAGCACCGCGTGTACTGTTTCTGGTACAGCGGAAAGTGGATCGCATCATCGGGGCGTGTGTCCCCGCACTCACTGCAAACCTTGTCGCTCATTCTTCCCTCCAGAAGAAACTCACGCAGCAGGCGTCCCCGCTGCGTGAGCCCCGAGCGTCCGGTAACAACCGGACTTAGTTGAGAAGGCTCTGTAGCGGACTCTGTGGTCTGCCAGAGCCACCGATCCGCTGACCGCCTGCGCCGTACAGGTCGATCCCCGGCGCGGATTGCTGAACTCCACCGCCGCCGCTGAACATGTTGCCCATCTGGGACGACATGTTGTTCAGCGCACCGACATGCCCCATCTGGGCCTTGAGTTGGTTGTCCGAGTCATGGCGGGCGGTCTCCGCCTGATACCGGCCGGTCTCGGAGTCGTACTGACGCCGGGCCGCCTCGTGCTTCATCAGGTTGCTTTCACGAGCCGCAATCTGCGCCCGGGCGGCGTAAGCAGAGTCACCAGAAGCCTGATTGGAGTTGAAGTTGGCGCGATCGGCGTAGCGTTGCGATTCAACCGCCGCAGGCGCGTGGTTCATAGAGTTGTGCAGGAAGCCGCTGTAGCCGACGTACGAGTTGGCGGCGGCGGCGGAACGGTTGGCCTGCTGCTGCGCCTCGAACGCCTGCTGCTGCATGGCACGCTCGCGATCACGCAGCGTCCAGTCGATGCCTTCGTTGTCGAGGTAGCCCATTACGATCTCTCCTTAGTCGAGTTGAAGTACTCGCCCACCGTGCGCCTGCGACCCGCCGCTCGGGCTGCTGAACGAGTTCGATGACGACCGGCTGGTCAGCCGCACCTTGGGCACGACCTCCCCGAACACGCCGTCGTATGCTCCGCCAG